TGGGCGTGCACTCAGCCAAATCAGGCAGATGCGTGTGGATGGCGCGGGCGACGATGCCGGGCAGATTGGCCAGCAAGGTGATCGACATGCTCATTGAAACGGCTCCGTCACAGTGTCGGTGATCAGGGTGGTGATCGCCGTCACGTCATGGCCCGACAGTCCGAGATAGGGGCGGGCTGGCATCGTGACCTTGATGCCCATTCCCCAGGCGTTCTCGATCTCGCCGCCCAGCTGGTGGATCGCGCCATAGACCAGGTTGTTGCCCACGCGCACGGTTGTGCCGGTCGTGTAATTCAGGGTGGCTTCCAGCAGCGCGTTCGTGCCGACGAGAAGCGAGTGATGGGGACCGCGCTTGCGGGCATAGCGCGCCGACCACGGGTCCCAGGGCGTGCCATCGGGGGCGGCTTTTTCGGTGGCGATACGTTCTTTGGTGCTGCTTTCCAGCAGCGCGCCAACATTGAACGCGAGATCTGCCAGATCGGTGGCGGCCAGTGCGCCTAGGGCGCGCGCGGCCCCCTCGATGCCTTGCAGCGTCAGTTCAAGTTGCACCCCGGCCATGGTCAAAGCCCTCGCATCTGGTCGCGGGAAAAGATGCGATCCGGCCCGCCAGTCACGATGGGACGCGGGCTGGTGTCGGGGGCGGGATCGGCCTGCGGCTCGGGAGGCAGGACCAGCGCGGCCTTGCCTTCGGCCAGCCGCTTCAGGGTGGCCAGCGCGTCCTCGTAACGGGTGCGGTGAATTTCGGACTGGACATCAGCGGTCGCGGCCAGCCGGTAAAGCGCAATGTCGATGGCCAGCTGGCGCAGCAAGCCAGGCACAGCAGGCAGCGGCAACCGGTGGCGAACGCCGATGTGGCTGTCGATCTCCTCGGACGCGGCCGTCAGCGCGCGGTCGACGGCCGCCGTGTCGGCCATACCGTCGCCGTCGCGATCTGCGACCAACAGCGCATCCGCACCGTAGGTTTCAGCGATGTCGGCAGGCGTGGCATAGGCCATTGAAGGGTCCGTTCAATCTGGGGTGTGAAAGGTGCCGGGTGCTGCTCGATCGCAGCACCCGGCTGTCGCGGGGGGGTTATTCCTTGGGCGGGTTCAATTCGGCCCAGACTTCGGCGACCAGCGCGGCGGTGATGGCAGGCGCGTCCTCGGGCAGGGCCGCGCGCAATGGCTGCACCTTGGGCGCGCCGTTCGCCCCGAACGCGTCGACAGGCAGGGCTGCGATCGCGGCCTTCAGCCGATCCTTCAGCGCGTCCGCGATCAGTGCCGCGCCCTCGGCCTCGGCCCCGGCAGGGGCGGGTTCGATGTGCAGCATTCTTTCCGCGCGCAGGCGGTCCATCACCTCGGCCGAGAGAGTGTCGGCGTCGATGATCCGGCCCACATGCGGCCAGAATTCGCCCGCCCGGAAAAATCCATCGGCGGGGATCGCGGAAATCTTGAGCAGTTTGGACATTTGGTCCTCCGGTTGGGTCGGCCATTTGGGTCGGCCATTTGGGTCGGTTTGTGATTGGGTGGCGGCGCACCGCCCCCGCACAAAAACCGGCCAGCTTATGCGGCCCAGGGGTTGACGACGACTTTCGCCAGATTGAAGTTCGGGTTGGACCCGCCATTCGCCAGGAACTGCGTTTCCACAATCGCGCGGGCCGCACTTTCCAGCGTGGGCGGGACGAGCAGGATATTCGGCACGATCCCCAAGGGCCGCCCGCCATCGCCTTTGACCTGACGCATCGCAGTGCGACCGGCTTCAAAGTTGGCAGCGTTCAAAGCGGCCCGCGATGCACGCGCCATTTGCCAGAACCCGAAGCCCGCCGCGCAGCGATAGCGAATGCCCCAGAGATAGCGGTCCTTGTTGAACACATCATCCGACGTGGCCGGATTGAACTTCATTTCCAGTTCGGGGCGCGTGCGCTCTTGGAAGATGAAGGGGCGCAGCGCTTTCGACGTGTCGAGCAGATACCAGGCGGGGCCAGCGCCATCGACCATGTTCGACACAGTCGTGGTCGCGCCCGTGCCGTCAGGATTGGCGCGCACAGGGTGGTCGGTGTCAAAGAAGAACTGGCCATCGTAGCAAGTGGCTGTGAAGCCCGACGCGATCAGGTCATTCATCAGCACGTCCGGATGCTGCGCCGCTTCTTGCCCCATGCTTTGCGCGATGGGCGAGTAATGGCCATACTGGTCATCCTCGATCTGCGTCCGGGCGATCCCCAGCGTGGATTCGAACAGGCGGTTGTCGATCTTGTAGCCGTGTTCCTTGATGTCCTTGACCACACGATCGCCGATCCATTCCCGCAGGCGCGGGAAATCGCCCAGCCAGCCGTAGGTGTTGGACGCGGTGGTCGAGGGGACAGTCGTCGCGACCATGTTGTAGAACGCGACATCGCGCATGGACGCATAGCCGTCCTGAAAGTTCTTGCGCAGGCCAGTGTTCAGGGCCTGCAGGATGGCGGCGGTAATCAGGGCCATTGGGGCTTACTCCTGCTGGGCGGCTTTGGCGGCCGCGAAATCGGTGGGGGACATGCCCATCTGGCGGCAGACGGCCAATTCCTCGGCCGACAGCGCGCCATCGGCCTGCGCGGGCTTGGCAGTCTGGGTGCCGCCTTTCGGCGCGATCACTGGCGCGGCGGCGATGAAGCTTGCGAACTTCTCCAAGCCCCCGTCAGTCCGGCAGACGGCCAGGTGGTAATCGCGGCTGGCTGGCGCGATCTTGCCTGCCTCGACCGCTGCATCGACGGCGGCGGTGATTTCGGCCTCGCGCTGCGCCTTGACTTGCGCTTCCAGCGTCGTGACGCGGTTGGTGGCCAGATCATAATCGGCGCGCGGCACGAACTGCGCCGGGTCCGGGTTGGCCGCGCGGTTCAGCGCGGTCTGCGCGTCCGTGCGCAGCTTGGTGATCGCGACCACGGCATCCGCCGCGCTCGCACCGGGGTTGAGGCCAAGGGCCTGAAGGACGGCTGCGTCCATCGTTTTCTCCTCGTGTTCGCCTTCGCGGTTGAGCGCGGGCATGGTGAAATTCGGCAGGTTGGTAAGACCCACCGAAACGATCCGGCGCACGGCACCGGTCAGTTTGTGAAAATCAAAGCCGGGGCTGACGAAGCGGTAGCCGCGCGACGCCACGGCCTCGCGCCCACTCTCGTTCCACTCGACGCGCCCCCAGATCGCGCCGTCGCGGGCCTCCAGGTCGCGGACCCAGCCCACGGCAGGCGCGGCTTCGCCGCGCGCGCCCTTGACGTGGGTCGCGTGTTCGAAGTCGACGGGGATTTCGACAGCACCGCGCACGGCCCGGCAGGCGGCGATCACGGCCGCTGGGTCGGTCATCGTCCACTCGCGCCCGTCCAGCCCTGGCAAACGGGGGCCAGCGGGCGTGAGCTGCACCCATTCGGGCGCGTCCGCCTGATCCGCGTCCGTGCGGTTCAGAGCGATGGGAAGGGGGGCGAGAAACGCGTGACTGAGCATGGCCGCACAATCGCAGGCCGCGCGCGGGCAATCGACCTCGACACCTGTCAAGGCGGGGATCATGGGGCTGAGCGGGAGGTGCCGATTTTTTGGCCACACAGGCCGCTCGGCCCTGTCAGCGTATCAGCGCGCCTGCAAACCCGGCAAGGCCCTTTAATGGGTGTTTAATGGCGCGCTGTGCCGCTGTTGCGCCCGCGCCTCTCGGCTTACCCGGCTTCCGGGGCGAAAATCCGGCGCAGGGCTTCCAGAAATGGCAGGTCGTCACGCCAGTCCGGGTGGCGGCGCGCGCGTTCGGCCATCCAGCCATCCTCCAGATCGCGCAGCGCCACGCGGGCGATTTCAGGGGCGGCACGGCGGGCCTTGTCGCGCAGCAGGTCGATGCTGGCCTGCACGCGCTGTGCGCCCGGATTGTGCTGCCAGCCGGGATCGATGCCGACGGGGACGCGGGCCACCTCGCCGGTGCGAGTGTTGACTACATCGGCCATCGGAATGTCGGGGCTGGGGCTGATGCCCTTGGCTTCGGCCTCGGTGCGGGTGATCTGGCGCACCCAGCACTTGCAGCCCCAGCCGTTGGGGGGATACCAGGACGCCCAGAACGGGTCATCGGCAGACAGGACCATCCCCTCTTTTGCCTGGTGGTGGGGGCGGTGGCGTTCGGACGGGCCAAGCCGATATTCCAGGTAGGGCAGTGCGCGCTTGGTGCGCTGGATGCGTTCCCATTGCCCGGCGGCGCGGGCCGAGCGCAGGTTCGCGTCATAGATCACGCGCAACCGGCGGGGCGAGCCCAACTGGACGGGCCGCGCCTGACCGGTGGCGGGGTCCACCATGTCTGCCTTGCCCCACCAGCCGCGCGCTTCGAGGCGTGGGCGCAGATCGCGCTGGAACTGCTCGAAAGGCAGGCCCTCATCCAGCGCACGTTGAAGCTCTTCGCGGATATCGCTCAGGATATCGATCTGCATGGCTTTGGCGACTGTGAACGCAATCGCGTGCAGTTGCGGCTCGACATCCTCCCAGCTGAATGCGGGCAGCCAATCTTTGTTCGCAAGAAACCGCGAGGCCTCGGGCGGCGGGAAAATGTTGAGCGAATAGGCGGGGCGGTCAACCATCTTGCACATCCCCCTGCGCGCGGGCCAGGAAGGTGCCCTTGACCAGCGCATCGATCATCCGGGCAGCAGGCAACGGACCCAGCGCGGCCAGATTGGCCAGCGCCTCGTCATAGCTGCGCGCGTTTGCGACGGCTTGCTCGACGGGGTCCAGCACTTCGGTCATCACGGGCACCCAATCGGCCAGCATCTCGGCAGCGATCTCGTCCAGCGGGTCGCTCTCGGCATTGGCCAGCTCGGCGCGGTTCAGCCCCAGCCCATTGCCCGGTGGGTTCGAAGGCGTGGGCATGCCGCCAACGACCTCTTCGCCTGCCTCTGGATCAGAAAACCCTAGCACCGTGCGCAGTTCGCGCGCGGACAGGCGCAGGCCATGTCTCATGGCTTGCCCGGCTGCATTGATCCGGCCAGCGACATCTTCGGGTTCGGCGATCGGGATCGACAGCCGGGGATAGGCGTCCTGCACGCCGAAATTCAGATCGACATAGGCCCGCACGATATCCCGCATGATCGTGCCTGTGACCGCCGCTGCATCGGCCGCCGCGATGTCGTGGCGGACCTCGTTGTGGACATTAGCCTGCGCTTGGCTGGACCCGTTGTCGCTGGTCATGGTCTGGCCCAGAACGCCCTTGGAGACCTGTTCGTCCAGGTAGCGGGCGAGGTTTTCGAACAGCTTGTCGCCGCCCGCGCCGGTCGCCGCCGCTTGGAACTCGATCCGCATGCTTTCAGGCAGGACCGCCGCCGCGTCCGTGCCGATATTGGCAACGGCCTGGAACAGCTTCTCGACATCGTCGCGCGTAGCCTCTGGCCCGTAGCGGCCCAGCCGCAGGGGCAGCCCGTAGAGTTCGGCAAACGCCACCCAGTCCTTCAGCGCGAAGGCCTTGCACATCCAGGTAAAGGACACCAGCCGCGCCAGACCGCCGCGCAGCGGAATGCCGGATTTCAGGCGCGGGGTGTGGAAGGCAAATTTGAACGGGGTCAACGGCACCCCGTCGACCGGGGCGCTGTCGTCCAGCAGGTGGGGCACGCGCAGGGTCGCGCGGTCGAACCGGATGAAGCGCGGGTCGACGTGTTCAAAACTGTCGGGCCACCATTCGCGGCCAGACCGCGCCCAATTGACCTCCACCACGGAAAACCCCTTGCCAAGCCCGTCGAGCAGATCCTCGACCAGATCACGGAAACCCGCATGCTCCGCAATCCGCGCGCGCACGGCGTCCGCGATTGCCTTGTCGCGGGCGCTGTCGGACGCGGCTTCGACTGTGGGCGCGACACCTGACACCGCGCGTTTGCGGGTGCCCAGCACCGACGCATAATGCAGATCGCGCTCCTCCATCTCCTCGGCCAGGGTGACATAGGGGACCAGGTCGCCCTGGTCGCAGGCGGTCAGGATCGAGGCCAGCTTGTGCGGGGTCAGGCCCGACGCGGTCGTGCCGCCCCAGACCTGGCGGATACCTGTCAGCCCAGGGCGCGCCAGCGGTTCGGTCAGCGCCTGCATCCGCACAGGGCGGCCGTATTGGTCCAGCAGCATTAGAACACTCCTTTCATCGCGCCCAAGCCCGAAGTGGTCTTGATGCGGCGCGCGTCGTCATCATCGTTCCCACCGCGCGGTACCGGCCGATAGGCATATTCCTGATAGGGCGTCTGCGCGGCCCCCACGGCGAGCGCGAAGGCCCAGAAGCGGTCGGCGTGGCCGTCCGTGTCCCCGTCCGCCACCAGTCGGCGATTGCCAGTGATCCCCGTCTGGGACTGGATCGCGTGCAGATCGGCGCGCAGGACCACGTCGCCTGCAGGCAGTCGGGTGCGGCGTTCTTCCATCGCTTCCTTCAGGGCCGTGGCCAGATCGAGCTTGCGCGCGGCGGAAAACAGCACGCCTTCCACGCGAGACGCGCCATGGCGGCGCTGTGCATCCTCGACGGGCTTTTCTCCCATCCCGGTCTGGTCCATCGCGCATCGCACAACGCGGTAGCGGCCCATCACCTCGGCCAGCAGCTGGTCCTGTTCGGCAAAGCGGACGCGGCGGCGGGCGATGACCTCGCGCGTCCAGAGCACATCGCCCACAAGTTCCAGCACCACGATCACGAAAAGGTCGTTGCGCGCGGCAATGTCGACGCCCACGAAGCACGGCCCGCCCTGATACAGCCCCGGCAGACCTGCGGCGGGGTGCTCATTGGCGCTGATCAGATCGTAGCTCAGCCATGCCGTGGCCTCGTCCAGCCACCGCAGCTCGTATTCCTGCGCCCACAGGTCCTCGTCGGCCATGCCCCGGCGCAGCATGTTGATGTCGCGGTCCAGCCCTTGGCGCACGGCTTCATAGATATCGACCACATGCCGCGACCAGACGCTGTCCGCGGCGGTCATCAACTCATAGAACTTGTTGCCCTTGCCATTCGGGGTCGAGATCACGCGCAGCTTCAGCCCGCGCTTCGAGATCACCGGAAACAGCGCACCCCAGATTTCGCGCGACTTCGCATGGAACGCGAATTCGTCCAGGATCACATTGGCGCTGAACCCCCGCGCGGTGTCGGGGTTCGCGGGCAGTGCCGTGATCCGGCTGCCATTGGGGAACTTGACCTCGAGCGACTTGTAAACGGCATCGGGTCCCTTTTCCTGCGGGGCGCGGAACTCGCCCTCTTCAAAGCGCGGCTCGCCCCCTTTCAACAGGGTGTTGTAGACCTCGTAAAACGCCTTGGTGAAGGGCTTGATCACCTCGGTCATCATCTCGGCCGCCTGGCGCTCCCCGCGCGACAGGATCACCCAGCGCGTGCGCCGATCCTCGATCCAGCCCTGCACGCAATCGTCCGCGCACTCGCCGCCGGTCGTGAAGGTTTTGCCCGTTTGGCGGCTGAACATCCCGATCTTGAACAGCGACTGGTCCGCGATCCACGCGCGCTGGTAGGGCAGGAAACGGACGACCGAGGTGAGGGCTTTGTCAGTCATCGGAAACAGCCCGTATTGTAGCCCCGCTGTGCGACCGCGTGTATTCTGGGGATCGAATCAAATGTTCTTTTCGGAGCAAATTATGGATTTCAATTTCGAGAGCTTGAATAGCGCCGTCAGTCTTGCCGGTGACGCTGGCGCTGCGACCGGAAAGATCGCCAATGCCATCACAACGATGAAGGGCCTCTTCCAGAAGTCGCAAGCGGGTGCTGACGCAGAGATCAAACTTGCGCTGAGCGATCTCACTTTGCAGGTAGCGAACGCGCAGGTCACGAACGCGGATTTGAAACTCAAGCTTGCGGCGCTGCAGGACGAACTGCGACAGGCGAAAGCATTCAAGTCCGACCTTGATCGCTACGAGCTTTGGGAAACCCAGACTTCGAGGGTGGTGTATCGCCTGAAGAATGAAATGCAGAATGGCGAGCCAATGCACTACCTGTGCCCAAATTGTATTGAGACACGACGAAAGTCCATACTTCAAGGCGACAAGCTGTTTCGAACATGCCCCAATTGCAAAACCGACTTCCTGTTCGAATACCTTAGTCGTCGCTAGTAGGATGTTCATCGGCGCACCTCGCTGATCTGCCACAGATACGGCACGCCCCGCCAAACCGCGATCCGGTTCAGGCAGCCCAGATGCTCGACCACGATGCGCCGCCCCATCACCAC